AGAATTTCCTTTTAAAACCATTTTAATTGCTTTAACTTTAAATTCATTTGAGTATTTAGTCATAAAAAAACTGCACCTCCAAAAATTGTTTTGTGTCCAACTTTTGGGGTGCAGTTCATTATTTAAGTTAAAGAATAATATTAATTTTATTTAGCAAGTAGCGCCACCGACTAAATGTTTTTGTGCTTTTAAGTTTTCTTGCTTACGAGATAAGAGGTCATCTGCTAATAATTGTGCTTCTACATTAGCAAAACCTAATCTATCAATTGTATCAGAGAAACGTTCGCCAGTGATACCTTGTTCACGGAATAAAAGAATAGCTTTTTCGACAATGGCTAAAACTTCTTCTTTAGATGTGAAGATTTTGGATAATGGTTGACCTTCTTTTACGCGTTTGCCCCAACGACCGCCGATATAAACGCGATAGCCATCTGTATAAGTATCAAAGCAATGGAATGGGCATTTATTTACGCAAAGACCACAATGATTGCAATGTTTTTCATCAATAGTTATTTTTTTATCTACGACATTTAATGTTTTCATTGGGCATCTATTCATTGGTTGGCAAATTTTACAACCATGACATTTTGCATAATCAATTTGAGGAACGCGTTGACCGATGATACCAATATCATTTAGATTTGGTTTTACACAGTTATTAGGACAGCCCCCAACTGCGATTTTGAATTTATGAGGAAGTTTTACATCTCTATATCCTTTATAGAAACGTTGATGAATTTCTTCAGATAAAGCAAATGTATCAATTAAGCCATATTGGCAAGTAGTACCTTTGCAAGAAACTACAGGGCGAACTTTTGAGCCTGTACCACCTGTTTCAAGTCCTGCATTTTGCATTAGATATTCACGCAATGGTTCAATATTATCATATGGAACGCCTTGAATTTCCACAGTTAATCGAGATGTCATTGTTATTTCGCCACTGCCAAATTTATCTGCTGCTTCAGCTATAACTTTGCTTTCTTGAGCTGTAATTTTACCATTTCTAGTGATTACACGACCATTGAATTTATCTTCTGTATTTTTATCTTGAAGGAAACCTAGAGCTTTTACAGCTTTTATTTCTTCAGGTGTTAATTTAGATGTAGTTTTTACTTTTACATCATTGAAGAAAAGACCACCTTCAAGGGAAAGTGTATTTGTATAACCTAAATGTCTTAAGCGATTTTGTAAGAAATATGCACGTTTACCTTTAGCACATACTAAAAGAAGTTTTTCGTCTTTGCTGATACCTTCTATAGGTGCATTTACTTTTGCCAAATCTACATATTTAGCACCACGAATACTAGGAGCTAAACCAGCATCAATTACACGATAATCTTTTGCTTTGCCAGCTAGATATTCAGCAGGAGTGATACTGATTAATTTATTGCTTAATTTATTTTGCATAATATGAATTGTTTGTACAAATGGATGAATAGCTGTGGAGAATGGAGGAGCATAACAGAAATCCATGCATTCGCATTGTTTAATAGTAGCATCTAAGGAAATAGCTGTTACAGCGATATCCACCATTTTGTCTACAGCACCGCTTCCAAGTGCTTGGAAACCTAAGATTTTATGTGTGGATTTATCTACGATTAATTTGGTGATGAAAGAGCTTGCATCTGGATAATAATGAGCTTTATCATCAACGACTGCCATTACAGTTTCTACATCGTAACCAGCATCACGAGCAACTTTTTCACTAAGACCTGTTCTTGCACAGTTTAGTTCTGGAAGTTTTACAATACCTGTGCCTAATACGCCAGGATAATTTTTAGGTGTATTATTTAAAATTTGAGCTAAGAGTCTGCCTTCTAAGTTGGCACTAGAACCCATTGGAGACCATTGAGCAGAATGTGTCATTCTGTTGGAAACCATAGCACAATCGCCAATAGCGTAGATATCAGGTAAATTTGTTTGTAATTGTTCATTTACAAGAATAGTTCCTTTGAACATTTCCATACCTGTATCATTTAAAAAGGCAGTATTTGGTCTAATTCCAACAGATAAGATTACTAAATCTGCACTTAATTCACCAGCGGAGGTTTTGAGTGCAGAAACTTTATCATCACCTAAAACTTCTTGAGCAGCAACGCCAGTTAATACGCGAATACCATGTTTTTGTAAATGTTTTTGTACATAACTAGCAATTTCTGGGTCAATAACATTAGGCATGATTTGCGGAGCAAAATCGATAACTGTTACATCAACTTTTTGAGCTAGAAGATTTTCAGCAACTTCAAGACCGATAAAGCCACCACCAACAATAACAGCTTTTTTTACTTGATTATTAGTAACATAATCTCTTATATTTACAGCGTCATTAGGAAGGCGCAAAGAAAATACACCTTGTTTTTTTACACCTTCAATAGGTGGAGTGATAGGTGAAGCACCAGTAGCAATAATTAATTTATCATAAGCATAAGAAGCTTCTTCATTAGTGATTAAATTTTTAGCAATAACAGTATGATTATTATTATCCACAGTAATAGCTTCTACATTAGTTAAGACGCTTACACCTGTCATAGCAGCATATTTTTGTGGAGTATTAACAATTAGACTAGAGCGGTCTTTGATAAATCCTCCGATATAATATGGCAAACCGCAACCAGCATAAGAAATATCACCATCTTTAGCAATGATTGTGATATCTAAATCACGATTTTCTCGTTTTAATTTTGCAGCAGCTTTCGTTCCGGCTGCAACACCGCCGATAATTAGTATTTTCATAAGCGGATACCTCCAATAGAATATATACAATTTATTCTAAAATGTAGATAGATTAAATTATATTTATTTTAGCACTTATATAAGTAAAAGTATATGAAATTATTTTAAAATTTATAAAATTTTTGTTAAAAGTAGAAGGCATAAATATTATGCCTTTATGGAGAGTAAGCATTTTTATTTGATTTTGGTGATGAATTGTTCAGGTATATAATTTAATAGACGACTAGGTCTACCTGAACTAGAGAGAAATAAAGCGTTTTTGGCACGAGTGATGGCTACATAGAAAAGACGTTTTTCTTCTTCAGTAATAGAGCCATTGCGTGTGCTGAAATATGATGGAAAAATGTCATCATTCATGCCAGCTAAAAATTCATAATCAAATTCTAAGCCTTTGGCTTGATGAATAGTTATAATAGGGATTTTAGGATGAGAAGAAGTAAGAGCATCTAAATCTGTATTAGATAAACTAGCATATTGTAATAATTCTTTGATGCCATTTGTTCCTCGATGTGAGTTGAGCTCTGCTTTGGCTAATCTAAATAAATTGCGAATATTTTCTAAGCGAACAGCTCCATCTTGAGTTGCATTGGCTTTATAGATATTTACTAAATCGAATTCTTTAACGATTTGAGTGATTAGATTTTCTAAAAGTAGATTGTCGTTTAAAATACTATGCAGTTTTTGGAAAATTTGAGCTACATGAATGAATTTATTTTTTTGTTTATTGATTAATTCACTGCGTTTTTTAGCTGTAGGAATAATTTTATCTTCGAGCAATTTGTGCAATAATTCCCCTGTAGCAAAAACATCATCTAGAGAATTATGGTTTGATTTTGTTTCAAATTGAAAATGATTACTCAGAAATTCAAGTTTATGATTAGGCAGATTAGGATAAAAACGACGAACTAAATCTAAGGTATCAAAATTTATATTAGAGAAATCTACAGGTTTTAAGTTATGTTTTAATAGATTTTGATTGAGAATATCCATATCATAACCGCGAATATTATGACCTGTGATGATGGCATCTTGGATAAATTGACAAAATTCTTGAAGAACAAGTTTAGGATTTTCGCCATGAGTTTGTAAATATTCATCAGAAATATGATGTACTTTTTCAGAGTCGCCAACAGGTTTATCTGATTTTAGATAGCGATTGAATTCAGCTATTTTTTTCCCTTTGCGAATTTTGATTGCGGATAATTGAATAATATTGTCTGCAAAAATATCTGTCCCCGTACCTTCAATATCAAAAACTATGATGTCCTTGGATAAATAAGCTGAAATCAAGTCAGAAAAAGGTTCGTAGTTTGGATTTTGGAAGTTTGCATTGATAAAGTCAGATAGACGCAATCCATTTTGAAGATATTCAGCAGAAGATATTTGTTTGATAGTGCGAATACCAATATTAGGGATTAAATTTATTAATATTCGTTGTAGGCTAAGATAATCATTAGGATTAATGAGATATTTCATAATGGATAGAACATCTTTTATTTCTTGACGTTTGAAAAAGCGGATATTATCTATTTGAATGAAATTGATGGGAGCTTCTTGATTTTTTTGATTATAAATATTGGCTAGATAATTTAGATGTAATGTTAAGTTTTGTAGATAATTGTTTTGACGAACTAAAATAGCTATTTGTGTAGGTGTTTTTACTAGAGGTAATAAATTTACGATATTTTGAAAAATCCATTGGGCTTCGTTAGCTAGGGAGTTTGCTTGTTTTAATTCTATTTTATGACCAAGTTCACTGCTTTTTGAAAGTAGATTTTTGGCATAGGAATGAAGGATAGTTTCTTTGCAAAAAAGATTTATCAATGTGTTATATGCCATTTCTAAAAGTAATTTTGTAGAGCGATAATTTTCATTGAAATTAATAATTAAGGGGTTATATTTTTCAGTGAAGGCAGTTAAGATTTTTTGAGGATTAGAGCCACGCCATTCATAAATAGTTTGAAATTCATCACCACAGAGCATGATATTATTAGCAGGAAAGAGATTTTCGAGCATAGTATATTCAAAAGAACTAGTGTCTTGCATTTCATCAATCATGATATATTTGTAGCGTTTTCGCCATGATGAGCATATATTTTCGTCTTGAAATAAACGATAAGCATTGGCGATTAAATCTTTGTAATCTAAACCGTGCATTTGTTGTAAAGCCAATTCATAGTTGATGATTATATTTAAACCATCAAATTGAAAAAATTTCGTTAAATTATCACTTTGTTGTTGATTGAATGTTTTGTTGAACTTCAAATGCTGATGATAAATAGTAGTATAATCGGCTTCAATATCTTCAGTATAGATATGTTTTAAAGCTCGTTCTTGCTTTAATTGCTCAATGCAATTTACGATATATTGAATATCTAAGGCTCTAGCTTTAGGAAAATTGGCGATAGTTTGTCTGATTAGCGTCTTTTGGTCTTCATCATCAAAGATGACAAATTCTTTAAATATTGTTTGTGCTTTTTTGGCGGTAGTGGTAATCACTTGATAAGCAAAGCCATGAATGGTGCGAATGGTGATTTTATTTGCTGTTTCAAAATCTAATTGCGAAGTGATGCGATTTTTTAATTCTCGACAAGCTTTATTAGTGAAAGTTAAGCAGAGAATTTCATCAGCATTGGCACGATTTTTATTTAAAATATTAGCTACACGATAAGAAAGTACATTTGTCTTGCCTGTGCCAGCTCCTGCACTTAAGAGTATATTTTGATTTAATTCATTGATTACTTGTTGTTGTTTTTTATTGAAAGTAATAGACATGATAGACTCCTGATAAATTTATGTATATTTGTAGTTTAACATAAATAAAACCCCTTAGCATAATAATACTAAGAGGTTTTTAATTACATAGTTAAATTTCTATAATATGAAGTGATAAAGATACTAAATCCAATGATACCGGAAATAGAACCTATATACCAATAATATTTTATTTTACTAAGTGTAGTCAATGAAGATAATAAAATACCTATTTGCAAAAAGATTAAAGCATTACCAAAGTTAGTAGAAATCTCTTTTGTCAATAAATGACGTTGTTCTGCTTCTTGAGCTTTAGCTGTTAAAGTGATTTCTTCTTGCTTATATTGAGCAATTTCTTGTTCATAGATAGCTTTTTTAGCTAAAAGTTCAGTTTTTAAAGCATTATCTGTATCTTTGAGTTTGGCAAGTTCAATTTCAATAGTATAAAGTTCAGTTTCTAAAGTTGTTTTCTTAATCGTTTTTGCTTGATAGTTTGACCAGTGGTTAAAAGCTTCATTTTGAGTAGTTACTACCTGGTTGCCTAGACTTGCAGCTTTGAAAGAAGCTAGTGTGCCAACAACGGCTAAAATCAAGGTTGTAATTGCTACTAATAATTTTAAAGTTTTTGACCATGGCTTGTGGATAACTTCTTGTTTATATTCTGTTATAAAGTTATCATCTTCATCATTTAAATTAGTTTGTTGTTTCCTATCGGGGTCCATAAATCATCTCTTTCTTTTGTTTATAAATTTAATACATAGTTAATTATAACTTAAAACGATAAGAAATAGCAATGTTTTTATTTGTTTATAATTTAATTTTAATTTATTCACTTAATAATTTTTTTTCGGCAGGAATAATGATTTCTTCATAACGGTCTACTTTTTTATTTAAGCGCTCAATAACTAAATTCATGGTATCAATTTGTTTCTGGAGACGATCACGTTGTTCTACTAAAATAGCTTTGCGAGCTTCTGCTGTGTTTTCTTGATAAAAGAGGTGAACATAATCAATCAATGCTTCGATTTGAACGCCAGCAGAACGCATACATTTTATGAATTCAATCCAATTACATGATTCTTGGTCAAAATCACGAATACCATTTGGTTTGCGTGGTACAGGTGGAATTAAACCAATACGTTCATAATAACGAATAGTATCGGGGCTGAGATCGTATTTTTGACTTACTTCTTTAATAGTCATATTATCACGTCCTTGTTAAGTTTTATACTTAAGAATATAATAGCATTTGAAGTAAACTCTAAGTCAATAATTTTTACCTTGAAAGGAAGTTTTTTATGTATCAAAAAGAAGAAATTATTAATTTGTGGTTTAAAATGTGGATTTATAAAAAAGATTTAGGAATGGAGAATATTTTTTCACAAAATATAAAATATATAGAGAGCTATGGTGTAAAGTATGAGAATTTATTAGAAGTAAAACGTTGGTTTCATGAATGGAATAAAAAGAATACGGTATTATCATGGGAGATAAAAGATTTTTGGCATAAAGATAATAAAACAATGGTTGTTTGGCATTTTAAGTGTCTTTTTGAAGGTAAAGTTGATGAATTTGAGGGAAATAGTATTATTTATTGGAATGAAAATTTTAAGATAGATTTTTTAAAAGAATTTGCTTGTAAATTACCACAGATAAATCCATATAGGTAAATAATAAAATTTACAGAATTTATTTAGTGGAATAATAAAAGAATTAAGCCCCCGATTGTTGGCATAGCGACAATGGCAAATTTTAAGATTGGTTTTGGTGCTAGATGTGTAAATTTTGAACCAATAAAAGCACCTATCATTAATCCGAATACTGTTTGTAGAAAAATAGTGAAATCTAAATTTCCAGAAGTGAGATAGCCTAGACCACCAGAAGCAGAAATAGGAAGAATAATCAACATACATGTTCCGATGGATTTTAAAAGTGGAACACCGAATATAATTAATAAACTAATTTGAATAAAAGCAGCAGCTCCTATGCCAAAAGCACCAGATAAAAAGCCATTAATACAACCGACTAATATACCATAGATATAAAATTTTTTGCCAGCTAATGATGTAGTTGGAACTTTTAAATATTTATTTAATAAATCATTATGATATACTTTTATATACAAAATTAGAGCTGATAGAATAATCATCAAAGCAGTAAAAATACTTAAAATATTTTCGGGTATGAATGTGGAAAATTTAGCACCAACAAAAGCTCCAATTACACCGCCTAAACCAATGATTAGACCAGTTTTTAGTTCTACTTCATTTTCACGTAAATGGCTTACAACACCAGATATCATAGTAAAAACCATAGAAGATAAGGCAACACCTAATGCTATATGAATAGGAATGTTAAAACCAACTGTAAGTAATGTAATAGTAACACCAGCGCCACCTGCTCCAACAAAACCAATTAATGTACCTAGCAATAACATAGATAAAAATATCATAAAAAATTCACCTCGAATTTTAATTTTTTATTATAGATTTTATTATAAAAAATAATAGTGATAGTGTAAAAGAAAAAGCCTAGTGAATTTTCACTAGGCTTAATTTGTTTATTTAATTTTGTTTAATATGAGATGTTAAATTACATCATACCAGGCATTCCGCCGCCCATACCAGCACCAGCCATAGCAGCAGGATCAGCTTTTTCTGGTTTATCAGCAACGATTGTTTCAGTTGTGAGAACCATAGCAGCGATACTTGCAGCATTTTGTAATGCGCTACGAGTAACTTTTGCAGGGTCAACGATACCAGCAGCAATCATATCCATGTATTCGCCAACTAAAGCATTGTAACCAACGCCTACACCAGCGGATTTTACATGTTCAACAACTACAGAACCTTCAAGACCAGCATTGTTTGCGATCTGACGAACTGGTTCTTCAATAGCACGTTTTACGATTTCAACACCAGTTTTTACATCGCCTTCAGCTTCAATGTTTTCAAGAGCAGGTTGAATATCGATGAAAGTAGTACCACCACCAGCAACGATACCTTCTTCAACAGCAGCACGAGTAGCATTTAAAGCATCTTCGATACGGAGTTTTTTATCTTTCATTTCAACTTCTGTAGCAGCACCGATTTCAATTACAGCTACGCCACCAGATAATTTAGCAAGACGTTCTTGTAATTTTTCTTTATCGAAATCGGAAGAAGTTTCAGCGATTTGTTTTTTGATGATTTCAGCACGAGCTGCGATTTCAGCTTTATCACCAAAACCGTCAACAATTGTAGTTTCTTCTTTGGAAGCACGTACTTGACGAGCACGACCGAGGTCTTCAAGTTCTACGCTATCAAGTTTACGACCAAGTTCTTCACTGATTACATTACCACCAGTTAAGATAGCGATATCTTCGAGCATAGCTTTACGACGATCACCAAAACCAGGAGCTTTAACAGCAAGAGCTTTGAATGTACCACGAAGTTTGTTAACTACGATAGTAGCAAGAGCTTCACCGTCGATATCTTCAGCGATGATAACGAGTTCTTTACCTTGTTTTACAACTTTTTCAAGGATTGGGAGAATGTCTGCGATTGCAGAGATTTTGCGGTCAGTGATAAGAATGAAAGGATCATCCATAACAGCTTCCATTTTATCTGTATCAGTAACCATGTATGGAGAAATGTATCCACGGTCGAATTGCATACCTTCTACAACGGAAAGGTTAGTTTGCATACCTTTGGATTCTTCAACAGTGATAACACCGTCTTTACCAACTTTTTCCATAGCGTCAGCGATTAATGCACCAGTTTCTTCATCAGCGGAAGATACGGAAGCAACTTGAGCGATAGCTTCTTTACCTTCAACTTTTCGAGCTTTTGCTTTGATTTCTTCAACTAATGCAGCAACAGCTTTTTCAATACCTTTTTTGAGAACCATTGGGTTTGCACCAGCAGCTACGTTTCTCATACCTTCACGAATCATAGCTTGAGCAAGTAATGTAGCAGTAGTTGTACCGTCACCAGCGATATCGTTAGTTTTTGTAGCAACTTCTTTTACAAGCTGAGCGCCCATATTTTCGAATGGATCTTCAAGTTCAATGTCACGAGCGATAGTAACACCATCGTTAGTGATAGTTGGAGCACCGAATTTTTTATCTAAAACAACGTTTCTGCCTTTTGGGCCAAGTGTAACTTTAACAGCGTTAGCGAGTGCATCAACGCCTCTACCAAGAGCTTGACGAGCTTCTTCGCCAAATAATACTTGTTTAGCCATTTATAAAGAACCTCCTAGGATTATACATTAAAATTGTAATTAATTAGTTTCTGTTAATTATTCAACAACAGCTAAGATATCGCTATCTCTAACGATTAAATAATCAGTACCATCGAATTTTACATCAGTACCAGCATATTTAGAGAAGATTACTTTGTCGCCTACTTTTACATCAAGAGCAACTTTCTTGCCTTCTACATATTTGCCGTCACTTACTGCAACAACAGTACCTTCTTGTGGTTTTTCTTTTGCTGTATCTGGTAAAACGATACCACTTGCAGTTTTAATATCGCCTTCAGAAACTTTAATAACAACTCTGTCGCCTAATGGCTTAATCATTGTATATTCCTCCTATGCGTAAATAGATTTTATAACTAAGTTAATTTATAGTTGTTAGCACTCTTTATAAGTGAGTGCTAACTCACAATTCTTATAATAAACAATTTTACAGAAAAAATCAATAGGCAGAAGAAAAATTTTTGATTTTTTGTCTTTTACAATGTAAATTTAGGTGTTTTTAAAGCCTTTTGACATCAATAATTATACCTAGTTATTTTTTTCTATAAAAAATAACTAGGTATAACTTTTTATAATAGCAAATAAAATTATTAATTAAGATGTCAGCAAGATGTCAATTACTCATTGATTTTGCTTTGTTATCTAGAAATCCTACAATCTCTTTTTGCATTTTTAATGTATTGTGTGCATAAGTTGTTAGTGTAAATCCAGCTGTAGCATGTCCTAGTCTAGCTTGAATAGCTTTTATTGGTAAATTAGCTTCAACTAAACAAGTTGCATGTGTATGTCTAAATGAATGAAATGTTATATTGGATTTTATTTCAGCTAAAGATTTTATTTTATTAAAAATAGTGGTTATATTCATTGGTGTTAGCATTTTCTTATAATTTTTATCCTTTAATGATGTAAATATAAAGTCGTTTTTTGTTAACTTATCACCATGTTTTAGATAACGTTCTTTTTGTATTAATAATTGTTGCTTTAGAATATTAATTACATTTTTAGATACTAATATTTCACGTGTACTATTTTCTGTTTTTGGTGTACTTATTAAATTTCCTTTTGCAGCTATTTTTATAGCAGTTACTATTTTTATTGTATTTGTATCCCAATCTATATTTTCCCATTTAAGAGCAGAAATTTCACCACGTCGTATACCTGTATAATAAGCTAGAATAAATAAATTTCTAATAGGGAGTTCTGCATATTGTAATAATTTTTTAAATTCGTAGTCGCTTATAATTTGTTTTTCTTTAGCCTTATATTTAGGAGGATTTACTGCAATACAAGGATTTTTTTTTATTAAATCATCTTTGTAAGCTTGTCCAAGTATCGCTTTTAGTAAAACATATGTGTATTGTTTAGTTCTAGAACCACTTATATTTCGTAATATATTTCTAATAGTTGATGGTGTTATTTTACTCAAGTTAATATTTTTTAAATTTGGTAAGATATATTTGTTTATTAAAAATACATAATTGTAATAAGTGCTAGGAGCTATTTCTTCTTTTCTTATTTTTAACCATTCATCAAGCCATAAATTAAAAGTTATGTTATCAAAAGAAGTGTTATTATTTCTTTTAACACGTTCTTTTTCTCTAATTAATTCAGCTTCAGTATATCCATATACATATATACGTTTTTTTTCATTAGTTAAAGGGTCAGTTATAGTTACAGAAGATTGATATCGTCCATCTTTACGTTTTTTCATAAATTATCACACCTTAAGTTCATATTTCCGAACAAAAATAGTAATAAATAAAGGCTAGATTAATAGCCTTTATTATTGTAATAATATATTTTATTTTTTTGACGGTCTGTATCCAGCAGCTTGAGCTTCTTCTTCGGTAAAAAACCATTCTTCTGGGTCTGTTCTATCATAGTATGCTCCACCTGGAACATGATATATTTTTTTACCTTTATTATTATTTCCCTTTATTGTTTCTCCATTGGGACCCTGTCCAGAATATGTTCTTGCTGGTCGAGATGTTTCTTTTTTACTATTTGTATTAGATTGGGATACTGTTTCTTTTTGTTTATTTGCGTCTATATCACTTATTGTATGTTCAACTGCATTTGTTTTACCGTTATATAATACTTCACCATCATAAGTAATATTGCTTATTGCATTGTTGGCTAAAAGTGCTAAAGCTAATATTTTACTGTCGGAAGATATTTCATAATTTTTATCGTCATTGCTATTTTCGGATTTTGTAATTGTGAAATTATTAGCTCCACATTGATGTAAAATATCTACTATTTTCTCAGCTTGTGTTTCATCAACGTTTGTACTATCCATTATAGCTTGCACTTGTGGCGGAATTTTTTTCTTTTCTTCTTGTACTGGTACTTCTTGCTCAATTTTAGTTATATTTTCTTTTGGTGCTTCTTGTTTATTGCTTTCAGTGTTAAATACTAGGATTAGAAAGATTACTGCAAAAACACCAGTTAATATTTTTTTAGTTTTAGTATTAAAATAACTATATCTCCATAATACATATACACCAAAAGGAAATAAAAATAAAAGTGATAAAAAAATGCCCCAACTTTTCTGATACCATTTTTTAGATTTTCTGCTTTTTAGTTTATTATTATCTATTGTGGTATTACATATATTTTCAAAAATTTGTTCAGCATCAAATGTACGAGATTCATAAAATCCGTCTGGAGGATAATTTTCTAACTCTTTTATTCCTAAATCAGTTAAAATATACCGTCTGTTTTTTACATAATTTTCCAGCTCATCATTAGAAAAGTTCTCATATATCCTATCTAATAAATCAGATTTATTTCCAGATAATTTTAATTTCTTAGTTTGTAATATATTTTTTAAATCTGGTATTGTTAGATAAGAAATACTTTCTTTTGTATTAGATACCCGTAAATAGTTTTCGTTTAATAATTTATCTAGGATTTCTTTATAGTTGCTTAATTCAGATAACATATATTCTGGTAATTCATAGCCTACTATCTTATTGTTAAAATAACTTAACAAATACCTTTCTTTTCTAGGTAACATGATACACCTCTATATTTAGTTATTTTTATTTAGTCGGTTGAAATAACGTACAAGATACAATTAAAACAAATAGATTTATAACAAATGCAAAAATAACCCGTGGTGCTATACTTGTTTTCCTTTTATAGAGTGCTATAGGTATAGCTATGAATGAGCCGATAGTACCTATAAAAGAAAAAATGACAATAAAAGCATATAAAATATTCAATAAAATCATCACCTTAATTTATATCCTAATTCTAAGACTTGGATAATGTTTTACCAGCAATATTATAATTAGAGTAATCTACATTAAACACCTTTATATTTAAAACAAGCTACCTAATATACCAATAGCAGTGTTTACATTAGTTTTTCGTTCAGCCTTCTTTATGGCTTCTTCATGAGCTTTTTTCTGTTCTTCAATAGCTTTTTCTTTTTGTTCAGCTTGCTCTTGTTTCTCTTTTTCTTTTTGTTCTTTGATATTTTGTTGTTGTTTGTTGTATTCGGCTAACTTTTCATCACGACCAGTCAACTCGGCGGCTCTATCTCGTAAAAGTTCTCCTATGGTATCTGGAATAATAGGGCAAAAAGCTGTTGTTATATATGGGTCTTGAACAGGTGTATCATCATTATAGTTATAAATGAAAGTCGATTTTTCTGCTAACATATTTCTTTTATAATCTATGGCTACTTTTATTTTTATATATTTTTGTTCTCCAGGTATATTGATTATTTCCCATAAATCAACCATATCCTTAGCGGGGTCATAAGTTATTGTTTCTTTATCTATATATGCGGTTCGAGTATCTGTAGAATTTATCCAGAACCAACGGCTGTTATTTTCTTCTGCAAAAGCTATAGATGATAACAAAGAGAATATTATTATAAATAACAATATAGATTTTTTTCTCATAATTGATTACCTCTTATAATAACGTACTTAAAATTTTGTGAACTTCTCTAGGGTCAGGGTCTTTCTCTGAAATCACTTTAGTGATTAAATCAGCGTCTAAGTCACTGGAATGGGAAAGTAAATGTATAGCAAATTGATTTGCTTCTTTTTCCCTACGACTTGGTACATAGTAACTCATATCTGCATGTAGGTAATATCCATATCCTTTATGTAAGATTGCGTGTCCTAATTCATGACAAACAACAATCTTTTGTGCTTCATATGGCAGATTAGCGTTGAGTGCAATAAATTTTCTACGCAACACTCTAACTAAAAAGCCACGTATTGTATTTGGTAGTTTTAATTGTAGTACATCAATGTTCATATAACATGCAATTTCAAACGGATTATTTGTATCGCATTTTTTTACTAAATTTCTTACCCGTACCTTGTAATTATACATTTATACCGCCTACTTTTTGCGTTTATTTTTCTTCTTGGCTTTATAAAATATAAACTCTAAGGCATTTTTTATTTCTTGGCGGTCTTCTTCACTTAGTTTCATTACTTCTCCATCGAACATTATTTCTGATTGATTTAGAAATTTTTCAAGGTCTGCGGGCTTCTTTTTGTCCATCTCTTTCTTATTTATAGGTTCAACATCATTGCCTAAAATATAATCCGCCGATACATTAAATAAGGCACATAATTCTTTTATTTTTCTTAGAGGCTTAGATCTTCCTGTTTCATATAAAACGTATGCAGGACGGCTCACTCCTATTAATTTAGCAACTTCACCTTGGGATAATTGTTTATTTTCGCGTAATTGTCTTAATCGTTCACCTGTAATATTCATATAATCACCTTCTTTATATATTATTATATGTAAAAAAAACTTACACGAAAAGGTGTAAATAAAATTTACATTTATACTTGACAAGTAAGATAAACTTACATATAATATAAGTGTAAATTAAATTAACAGGAGGCGATAAAGTGAATAAAATAAAATCTTTAAGATTAGCTAATAATCTTAGACAAATAGATTTAGCTATAAAATTAAATATAACAAGAGAAGCTGTTGCTCAGTGGGAAAGTGGGAAAACTTTCCCAAAAAGAAAAACTTTATATAAATTAGCTAGAATATTGAAATGTAAACCAGCCGATTTATTGTAAATAAATGTGTAAATTAAATTAACTAGCGTGTAGCACTGACCCAGCAATAAAAAATCTAATGGCAAAAATTACTTTCCCCTAAAAAGTAAATAATATTGTTGGGTGCGTGGTACACGCTAGAAAAAAGAAAGGAAAAATAAATATGTTAACTAAAAAATTTAAATCTAATAAATTCTATGAAGTAACTCGATATTTTTTCAAATATGGTCATGATTATGACGAAGTAGATGGAAATACTACAGTATGGGACTCATTAGAAAAAGCAAAAGCTTTTATTGAAAAATATAGATTTAATAGAAAATTTTATTCAGCTACTGTTGAAGAAATTATAGTAGATAGAGTAATTTCGGCTGAAGATTATAAGAAAAATAATTATGAAGTTGTTTCTTATCAAGAAGTTTATAGTGAAGATTATGATGGAAACTATGATGAAACACCTGGAAAAATTTATTACTTAAATGGTGAAAAAATAAGTGATATAAAAAAAGAAATTATCAAAGAAGAAGTTTATAAAATTTTTCAAGTAAATGAAGGTACTGCATGGTGTATAGAAGCAAAAACTTTAGCAGAAGCTAAAGAAATTGCTAAGAAATATAAAGGTCATATTGTTATAAAAAAAGGGCTTAAGATTGTGGCTGAATTTAATAATATTGATGATGTTAAAACTATGAACAATTGGCGAACAAGTGATTTAGAATTTAAAGACTTTGCCAAAGTTGGAGATATAGTTGATGAAGGTATAGTAAATTGGTTTGCTGAATGTGGAGACACTTGTTTTTATAAAGAATATAAGGACGTGGGTTAATTATGGAAATCAATATACCAATCTGGCGAAAAATTCTTTTAACTCCAGATGAGGCAACTGAATTATTTGGGTTACCTGCTCAATTTTTTAGAGTAGCAGGAGCATTAACAAAGAACGGTCAATACGATTTACCTTGTTGTTGGATCGGTTCACATTTAAAAATTAATAGACCTAAATTAGAAAAGTGGTTAGAGGATAAGTCCGATGGTGTAACAGATTTTAAGACATCATATTTATTGGGAAAATTGGAGAATGGAATAAATAAGCGAGGTAGAAAAAGAAAAATAAGATAATTATATAAATATTTTCTCATGAAAGAAAGGCAATAAACCATGATAAAAGATTTCGGGTTATTACTTATAAAAGCACGAAAAAGTGCAGGTTATACACAAGAACAAGCAAGTGAATTATTAGATATAAGTGTTAGAACATTGGCAAAATATGAAGCTAATCAAATAAAACCAACTATAGATAAAATGAATGATATTGTTGAGATTTATGGCAATGAATATATAGGATATCAGTATTTATTAACTTTTAGACTAGGACAAAAATTGCTTGCCCCTATTGAAAATAAAAGTTTTTCGGAAACTGTCTTAAGTTTTATAACCAATATAAAGAAATCTAACAAATGTATAGATGACTTAATTGAAATTGGTGCTGATGGAAAAATAGATAAAAAAGAACAGCCTAAATATAAACAAATATTGAATACATTTAGGCTGATGACAAAAGATATTTTGATATTAAAGTTTTGTAAAAATAAAAAAGCTGAACCATTTAATAAACAGTCCAGCATATGACAATTAAATTCTTCTTGACATACTCCCCGTGCCTAAAGGCAGGGAATTCTTGGATACAAACGATATTTGCCTACTAAAATAGCAGGTCTTACTATATCTCTCCAAAGAAGGTTGATGCCCCAACCTTGTTTTTTAGCTAGCTTATATCCCCATAAATAAATTTAGGGGCTTTACGCTCGCATTTGGTAAAAATATTATAGCACAAACACGATAAAAATTAAAGAATAAGAGAAATCAAAAAGGTCGGTTCGTAGTGCTTAGTTTAGAAAAAATTGGTGCGTAGCAAGCCATAGCAGAAAGGTTATTAACATAACAAAAATAAAAAAGAAAATGGCAAATCTTTAACGATAATCTTCTTAATAAATTTATTATGGTAGGGAGGTTTGAAGTGATTTCTGCTATGGTGCTTGGTACGCACCAGTAAGAAAGAGAGGTGAGAATATATAGAATTACCAATTAGAAAACTTATATATCGTGGTGTATTTAAAAAATAAGAGAATAAAAAATTGAATAAAGGACAGGTGCATATATTGCATTTAATATGCGGTCTTGCTGTTCCAGTATGTGCTGATGACCGTCAATGTTATGCATTTATTCAAAGAATAAAAAGGAGAAGAAAAAAATGAGAATACGTACTGTAAAAAATAATCGAGGCAAGAAAACAAATTTATTTCCATGTAAAGCCAAAGATGTTCTTAAAAACTTATTAGAAATAAATAGTTTATTACTAAAAGAAGGTTATAGCAAAGATTGGCATTATAAAGCTAATGGAGAAGTATTTCCATTTTAAGAGGTGTATACAATGGATAGATTAACAATAAAAGAAGCAATTTCGTTTTGTAAACAAGGTAAAGAGGTAATATTACGTAATGATGATTATGAGGACTTAGTTTTAGTAGATTATGAAGATGGATATTTAAAAGATATTGCAGGTGATTATATAAATCCTTATAAAGATTTATTAAAAGGTGATTATTTTATAAAAAAAGTTGCTTGAAAGACAACAGGTCAAACAAGCAACCACATAAAAAAATATTTGTAATTTAAGTATAACAGAGGAAAGAAAAATGGTCAAAAAAATTGTATTTCCTAAAATTAATAATTTTACTTCTGAAGAAGTTAAACAAAAATTTTTAGAAATTCTAAAAAGTATTAAGTTAAATATTAAATATGTAAGATTAGTAAATATTAGAGAATCATTAACAGGTTTAAGATTTTATATAAAAACTAAAAACTTTTTTGCTATTGGTGAGTATGATTGCATTGCTAATATCACAATGGCTAGTAGACAAAGAATAAATACTAAAAACTATATAAGCTTCTTATATAAAAGAAATGATTTAGTAAATAAATTGTCATATTTTGTAAAGGTGGAATAAAAATGATTAAAAAAGCAAGTGAAATTATAAATACTGATAAAAAAATTAGATTATTAATTGCAGGGTATCCAGGTATAGGCAAGACGACTCTTGCTTTATCTGCACCTAAGCCCTTACTAATTGATGTTGATAGAGGGACTGACAGGGTAGAAGCAAGATATAGAACAGATTTTATTCAACCAAATACCTATGAAGAACTTTTAGAGGACTTAGTACCATTTAATTTAAATGATTATGAAACTCTTGTAATAGATACAGGCGGACAACTTATTAAATTGATGTCTGCATATGTAATAAAACAAAATGCTAAAAATGGTCAAAGGGACGGTTCACTTAGTTTAAAGGGATATGGAGCAGTAGGACGTGAATTTGCAAGATTTGTAGATTATTGTTATTACCAATTAAATAAACATGTGGTAATAGTATTCCATGCTAAAGAGGAAAAAGACGGAGATAATACACGTCTTAGAATTTTAGTAGAAGGACAAACAAAGGATAATGTATGGCAACCAATGGATTTGGGCGGGTTTATGGAAATGCAAAATAATGTTAGAACGATAGGTTTTACTAATTGTGAACGTTATTATGCTAAAGGAACACATGGTATACATGGTGTGCTTACAATACCAGAGTTAAACGGAAATCAAAACGGATTTTTAACAAACTTATTTCATCAAATAAATGAAAATATAAAAGCTGAAGCTAAAGAAGCTGAAAAAGAGAAAAAAGCATATAAAAAAATAATTGATACTATAAAAGAAGCAACAGAAGCAATAACAACACCAAGTGAAGCAATGGAAGTTTTAGATTTAATAAATAATCAAAAACATATATTGACTAGTGAGAAGGAAAGTAAATCTATATTGTTTGATAAAACAAAAGAATTAGGCTTTAAATGGAACAAATTGAAGGGAGAATTTACAGATGAAGTATCTGATGACACAAAGTCTGCTTAGTTCTTATTTATATCAGTTTAATTGTATTGATGATTATGCAGAGGAAGCTCATCAAAGCTTCCTCGATACACTTAATAAAATATATAGTCCACCAAGCGAAGCAATGCAACGTGGAATAGATTTTGAGAAATTAGTATATGAGTATACTAATCCTAAAAATATTATTGATATATCTACTGATGAAATAACTGCTGCTATAAATATTGCAGACTATATACAAGGTGGAAGATTTCAGTATATAGCTAGTAAAACAATAAATGTTAATGGATTGGATTTAGTTTTGTATGGAAGATTAGATGCTTTAAAAGCTGGTGTTATATATGATATCAAATATACATCAAAATATAATGTGGGCAAGTTTATAGATAGTCCACAGCACCCAATGTATTTAGAGCTTATTCCTGAAGCAAAAAAATTTATTTATTTAGTAAGTAATGGAAAATACGTTTGGACTGAAAAATATACAAGAGAGGAAACACCTTCAATTTATCCTATAATACAAAACTTTTTTGAGTATCTTAATAACATGAATTTAATGCAAGTTTATAAGAATAAATGGAAAAGTAGGTATTAATTATGGAGATAATACATGGAAAAATCATAGATATTACACCAGAGGGACTATTAATAAAAGCACCTTATACCAATATAGATAGGGCTTGTTTTCGTAAATATAGTATGGTTGATATTGGGCTTAATGATGGTAGATATATCAGTAATGAGCAAAGAAAAAAAGCTTATGCATTAATGAAAGAAATTGCTGAATGGAGTGGATATCTTCCTGAATATGTAAAAAGATTGATGAAAACTGAATTTGTAGTAAAACGAATGCAATCGTTAAATAAAGAAATATTCTCGCTGTCAAATTGCGATATGACCACTGCAAAGGAATTTATTACTTACTTAATAGATTTCATTATAGAATACGATATCCCTACTAAACAGCCATTAAGTGAATTATGTGAGGATATTAATAAATATATCTATATGTGTTTACTTCATAAAAAGTGCTGTATATGTGGCATTAAAGCGGAATTACATCATGTAACAGCTATTGGTATGGGTAGGGATAGAACAGAGGTATTTCAAATTGGTATTCCTGTATTGCCGTTATGTAGAAAACACCATACAGAATGGCATACATTAGGTAGTGATACTTTTAATGCTAAATATCATGTAGAGTCCGTTAAATTAACTAAAGAAATTGCTAAAAAATATAATTTAACTAAAAAAAATATGGAGGTAAGAAAAAAATGAGTAATGTAACTATTAATAAGATTAAATATCAGGAAAGTTCAGGTAAATTAACTATTGAATATATGAGGACAAATGAAAATAAAAAGCCATCATATCATACATCTATATTTAATGATGAACCTGCACCAGAATTTTTTACAGCATTAAAAAATTTAACTAAACCAACATTAAATATTTTAGGATTAGGAGCATTACTTATAAAACGTATAAAACCTTATGCAGTAAGTTTCAAGTATGCAGAAGATAAAACAATGTCAGCAGTTATTTCTAGCATGTTTTATGTGCCTTCTGCTGATAGAGAGATAGTAGTAAATACACCTCTTATGAAATGTCCTTCTGATGAGGTAGAAGCAAGTCAAGCTGGGTTCTTTAATCAAGAAGCGGTTGACGCTCTTTGGGCATTTGAACAAGAAGCACGCAAGTATTTAGATGGTAAGAGAAATCAAATTTCCTTATTTGGAGAAGATACTGAAGCTGAAACAATAACTGATGATGTATCTGTAGTTGATGTACCAAAACAAAATAATGTTGTACAAATGCCAACAGTGGCACAATAAATAGGAAAAGGTGCTTGCCATAAAGACAAGCACCTATCCACGAGGTAAAAAATATGGAATTAAAACCTTTATCTTTAATAATTTCTTTTCGTTCTAATTATGCAAAGAAATTAAATAATGATACGCAGGTTTTATATTGGGTATTATGGGATAAGTGGAATTATCTTAGGCGACCTAAAGAATTTAATATAGATAATAATACGTTGATGATAGAAGCTAAATTAAAAAATTATAGCCAGTTAAATGATAGCCGAAAAAAATTGATTGAAGCAGGATTAATAAAATATGTTCCTAGTAAAACAAGAGGTAAAAGTTCAACATATGCTCTAATAAAAAATTATGTTGAAAATGCAACACCAAACCTAAATCAAAACCTAAATCAAAACCCAAAACCAAACCCAAATACAAACCTAAAACAAAACTTAAATGAACCCCAAGAACTCAATAATAATGCGAACTCTTACGACCTCATAACAGAAAATACAAACCTAAAATCAAACCTAACTCAAAACCTAAATACAAACTCAATACCAAACCTAAAACAAAACCCTAATAAGAGTAATAGAGATATAGAGAATAATATATATTTTTTATATACGCACGCACGTGAGGCTATCGACTTTTATAAAAATAACGTAGCAGTTGATTTAAGTCCTAATGCTCTTATGGTTTTATCGGATTGTGTAGAAGTACATGGGAAAGATGATACATTAAGGGCAATGCAAGAAACCCAGATAAACATGAGTCATCTCAAAGATGTGGCTTTCATGAAATATGCTAGAGGGATTTTACGAAGTTGGGCAAAATATGGCAAGAAACCGCCGTTAAAATTAAAACAAGAAAATAAGCCTAAAGTTAATAAAGCTGTAGATAGTTTAATGGCTCTTATGGAAGGGTGAAGAAAGATGAATGTAAAAGAAGCAGCTACTCTTTTAAGTTATGTTGTAGCAACAATGCCAAATATACAAGATAAAGATTTAAGTGCCACAGCGAAAGCATGGGCAATTATAATGCCTGATATTTCTTTTGAATTAGGACAACAAGCAGTATTAAAAATACTTCGAGATAAGAAGATACCAACTGTACCATTGCCAGGCGAAATAATAAACACAGTAAAGGAAATAGTGAACGGAGAAAATAAAATTAATGCTCCTAGTGATTATGAAGCATGGCAAGAAGTACGAAGTAAAATAGATTTTTACAAACCTAATCAAAAATGGTCGCATCCAGCAATTGAAGAAGCTATAAAAATAATTGGTTCTAGGAATATTTGTGGCGGAGATTATAACGTTGCTGATAGATTTATGAAAGTATATAACCGCATTGTAAAACGTACTAATGACCAATATGAAAATAAAGTAACATTGCAGATTATAGATAATACTCCTAAAAATAAGAGTTTATTAACATTCATAGGTGAACATAAGCAAATAGTATTAGGTCAAAAGGCAGTATAACTATGAAAAAGATATGTATTTGTGGTAAGGAGTTTGAGGGTAAAGCAAAATATTGTTCACAAAAATGTAGGGTAAAGGAATATTATCAAAAACATAAAGAATTATGGCATTTTTATAATAATAAAAATAGAATAACGAAAAAAGAACAGAAAAAAATAGAAGCAGAGCAAAAAAGGATAGAAGCGGAAAATAAAGCTAAGAGGGAAAAACGTAGAAATGACATTAATCGTTTAATGGCAGAAACAGGATTAAAAAATAAATATGGTTTAGTAGCAAGTTTTTATGATACTAACAACTTAGAAGGACTATATAAATATGCTGATTATCTTAAATCTATAGGTGAGAATAAAGAAGATATAAACGAACCTAAAATAGTTAAATCACATGGTGGGAAAATTACAGGTGGATTTGATTATTTCATGATATCAACAAATTAGGAGCAAATTTCTATGGAAGATTTAGAGTCAATAAAAGATAAGCTTGAATATATAGACATTGCAATGAAGTTATTATTGCAATATGGAAAAAATAATCCAGATGTAGTTGATTTTCTTAGTAAAAATACAATGATTGCTAAAGATAAAGAAAATGGTTTTTGTGTAGTAATTAGTTTTAAAAAGATGAGGAATAATAATGAGTGAATTTATAAGTGGAAATGCTGGGATAATAAAAAAAGAGGATATTGTTTTTTTAGAAATATTAGAGCCTAATCCATTCTTTTTAAAAGATGAGTATAAGATATATGCTACTACTTATACTTTAGATAAAGGTGAACGTAAAGTATTGTTGGAAAGCAGAAAAAAGTATAAGGAAATAGAAAAGGAATTTAATAGAATAAAAAAAGAAGTTGAAAATACTGTAAAGAAAAAAATTTGTTGGAAACCAAAAGAACAGGAAACATATTATTATGTTGGTATTTCAGGTGATGTTATAGAAGATAAATGGGACGAAACAACAACGGATTATGCTTTTTTTATAACAGGTAATTGTTTTAAAACTAAGGAAAAAGCAACAAAACATATAACAGAAATATTAAATATTTATGGAGTTAAAAGTAATGCAAAATAGACCAAAATATAATGCCAAAAAAACAATAATAGGAAATTTAAAATTTGATAGTAAGAAAGAAGCGGAATACTATTTAAAATTAAAAGCTAAACGTATTAATGGAGAAATAAATTGGATAAAGTTACAGCCAGAATTTTTGATTTTAAGAGGATTTACATTAGAGAATGGGGAGCGTACAAAGGGTATACGTTATGTAGCTGATTTTGAAGTTGAGTATGCTGATGGACATAGAGAAATAATTGATGTTAAAGGTGTAAAAACAGAAGCGTACAAAATAAAAAAGAAAATGCTCCTGGATATGTATCCTAATATTAATTTTATAGAGGTATAAATGATGAGGGAAATATTATTTAGAGGTAAAGATATAAATACAAATAAATGGTGTTATGGTGGATATGTTAGAAAAGTTTTATTTAAAAATACGAAAGATGAAAAAATAAGACATTATATATTTGATGGAGAAAATGCCGGACCAATAGTAATGCATGAAGTTAATCCAGAAACAGTAGGGCAAGCAATATGGCTTAAAGATGTAAACGGAAATGAGGTTTTTGAAGGAGATATTGTGGAAGAAGTTGAACCCGAATGGGGAGAACCTTCTCGTGCTGTTGCTGTTTTTGAAGATAATAATTTTGTGTTTGGTTATAATACCGGAGCAATATTATCAGTTGAATTTTTTTATAATGAAATAAAAATAATTGGGAACATATTTGATAATGAAGATTTATTTGAAAAAATATCTGAACAACACAAAATTGAATATTATCAAGAAATGAAAGAATTACACGGTGATTTAGAAAGTTTATAAGTGTTAAAAAATACAAAGAGTGTGAACGACTATGCAATGTGATGAACGATATTATGAAGCCGACACAGGGTATATGTGTTGGATTAATAAGAAACCATGTAATAAAAATAACTGTACATTAAAACATAGATTTGCAAAAGAATTTTCTAAAAAGGTAGTAAAAAATATAAAGGTTGGTGAGTGAATGAGAAAGGAAGGGATAAATCCTCTTACAAATGATGGACAATATGCAGATACAACATATAAAAAAGCTGTTGAAAAAAGAAGCCGAGAAAACTTTTTCTATGCTTTTTGTCGTAGGGCTTTTAGACGAGCTAATGTAGAATTAATGAAACGTTTGCATATAAAAATTTTAAGAATTGATTTCTGGGATATGGAAACAGATAATAAAAAAGTAATGAAGGTAGGAAAATATGAATAATAATGGACCTAAGTTGGTAAGAATACCATTAAAGACAGAACAAGAATTTTATAAAAGAAATATTCCTATAATCAAAATTACAAGTATTATATTGTGCTTAATAGCAACTACAATATTTTTAATAGGATAAATCCACTAATTAGGATAGCTAAAATAAAGCTATCCTTTTAGTGTTTATATAGATGGAGGTATTGATTGATGAGAAAGATAAGCAGAATAAAAGTTAATAAGGCTAAAGAATATCTACAACAAGCTTATACAGCCAATGAAAAAATTATTCAATGTAATTATATTTTAGAACAATTACAAGCCTCACCAAGCAAGATGACAACTTCTTATAAAGAAAATATCGGTCATAGTGGTATAAATAATGATGTTAGTGGATATGTAGCAAAACTAATAGAACAAGAAGAAAAAATTGAAGCAATGAAACAAGAGTATCAAAGCAAACAGTTTGAGATAAGTAATTTTATATTGGGCTTGAGTTTTAAGCCAGAAGATGAAATTCTTAGACGTTTGCTCATATTAAGATATTTGAACTTTAAGTCTTTTGATGAAATATATAGTATGCTTAACTACTCATATAATTATATAGTTCAAACTATGCATCCTAGGGCTTTGGAAGTTGTAGAAAGAGCATTAAGTAAAAAGAGTGTGGTCAATAATGGTTAATCGTGGTCGATCGTGGTTAATAATGGTTGATAATGGTTTTAGATTTATGGTATATTATAATTGCAAACAAAAAAGATAAACCGTTGGTAAAAATACCAGCGGTTTTATTGTTTTATAAGTTAATTTTGTATAAATATTGGTATATACCCTTATATTTTAATAATAATATGTATTTTTATAATTTATGTTAGAATAATAACCTTCATGTTGCAAAATCTATGTAATATGCTATACTAAATATAGGCAAAACATGATAAATTGTCATATGGACAGCAAAACCCCATGAAGGTGCGAACTTCATGGGGTTTCTTGCGTTATATAGCTAACGCTGAAGCTAGGCTAGTTGCCACATAAAACCGAAAGAAGCATATCTAACCCTTTGCAAATATAGTAGGCAACTATACTTGCCATGACAGCTTCTAAAAACATGATAAATTTTGACATATGGACACCTCCTAACTGTTACCAGTATAGGAAGGGCAACGAAAGATATTATAACATAGAATTATATTTGATGATATAATAATGATATCTTTTATTTGAGGTGATTTTATTATGGAAATTTCTACAGGGTCAGTTTTAGCAACTGCCTTTGGAGGAGCAGCTTTGGGTGCGCTTATTACAGGAGGATTCTCAATTTGGCTAAATAGAAAAAATTATAAAAGAGATTACTATAAAAAAATAATCGATAAACGAATAGAAGCGTATCAAGAATTAAATAATTTTCTTAATTATATGAGAATATATAATTATGTACAGTCAGATGGTAAGAATAAAATAATTCAAAAAGCATTTATTTCAGAAGATGAGTATAATACTGTTCTTGATAAATTAAAATCAATTCATGAGAGTACAATATGGTTGTCAAAAGATTTAGCAGATATGTTTTATGATTTTAGTAATTTATTAATTTATATAAAGGATTATATACATAATGAAGATTATAAAATAAAATATTGGCTTTCTGAAAATAATAAAGATGATTTATTAAAAAAAGTAGAGGAAGAAAAAGAGAAAATAAAAAATAATTTTCTAAATCAATTAAAGAGTATAAGTAATATGCGGTCTGAAAATAAAATTGATATAAATGCTACAGGTATTGTTTTTTTCGATTTGATAAAAGAAAGAAATGATGCTATAAAAGTATTCCTTTTAAGAGATTTTAAAAATTTATATGATATAGAGGATTTTTTTGAAAATAAAATGGGTAATAAAACTTTTAAAATCCTTAAAATTTTTAATTGGTGGTAAAGCTAAGATATTATGATATGAAAAATAATTCCCTGTTATATTTGCAGTGGTTTTTTAGTACAAAAATTTAGGCGGTGATTTGATTATAAGCATAGAAGTAAAAACAGACATTAAATTATATATTAAATTAAAAAATATTTATAAATTTTATTAGATAGGTAGGTTTAGAAACCTACCTTTTTTATTTGGAGGGAGAGTGATGGGAAATGAAAATTTAAGACCATGGGAAAGACAAGAAAATGAAAGCGAAAAAGCTTTTTCTGCATTTAAAGCCTATTTAGAAATGGAAGATAGGAATGTAACCGAGCTGGCAAGAAGGTTGTCAAAAAGTAGACAATTACTTGTCAATTGGAAGCAAAAATATAATTGGCAAGAACGTTGTATAGCATGGGATAAATCACTCCAGGAGATAGAATATAAAACCGCTGTAAGAGAACGTAAGAAGATGGCTAAACGTCATATCGCTATTGCAATGTCTATGCAAGCAAAGGCAGTAGAAGCATTAAAGAAAATAGATGTATCTAAACTAAATGCAAATGAAATTATTCGTCTATTTGATACTGCGGTTAAAATAGAACGTTTAAGCCGTGGAGAAGCTACATTTATAAATTCAAATCAAGATAATAAAGTTGATGAAGAAACTAATCCTATAAATACCATTCAAATATATATACCAGATAATGGCAGGGACTAAAAATGATTATAAAACCACAAAAAGGGAAACAAGAACAATTTTTATCTAGCAAAGCAGATATAGTTTTTTATGGTGGAGCTGCTGGTGGTGGTAAAACTTATGCTGCACTAATAGAGCCATTAAGACACATAAATAATAAGAATTTTTCTTGTATCATATTTAGACGAACATCTCCTCAAATTACCACTCCTGGTGGTCTATGGGATACAGCTCTTGAGATGTATACAGCATTAGGAGCAAAAGATATACGAAGTCCTAATAGATATTTTAGATTTCCTAGCGGTGCTAAAATTGTAATGAACCATCTTCAGTACGACAAAACTGTTTATGATTATCAAGGGGCACAAATTCCTTTGATTGAATTTGAAGAACTTACACATTTTAGCTGGAAACAATTTACTTATATGCTTACTCGTAATCGTTCAGCTATTGCGGGAATAAAACCATATATAAGGGCTACTTGTAATCCTGACCCTGATAGTTGGGTAGCAGATTTTATTAAATGGTATATAGACCAAGATACAGGATATGCTATTCAATCTCGTGGTGGTAAAATACGTTATTTTGTAATTGTAAATGATGAACCAATATGGTCTGATGATTCAGATGAGCTGTTGGAAAAATATAATATTGAGCCAAAAAGCTTTACATTTATTCCTTCATCAATATATGATAATAAGATTTTATTAGAAAATGACAAAGGATATTTAGCGAATTTAAAAGCTCAAGATACAGTTACTAAAGAACAATTATTAAATGGAAACTGGAAAATTAGACCAGCAAGTGGATTATATTTTAAACATAATCAGATATCTGTTGTAAATAATATACCAGATAAAATAGTAGCTATTTGTAGAGCGTGGGATTTAGCAGCTACAGAAGAAACTCCAACAAATAGAAGCCCAGATAAAACGGCTGGTGTTTTGATGGCACGTTTAAAAAATGGGCAATTTATTATTTTAGATGTCTTTACTGGTTGTTTGAATGCAAATGGAGTAAGGCAAGCTGTTAGACGTATAGCTATGCAAGATAAAATAAATTATAGATGTAATAATATTCATATTCCTCAAGACCCAGGTCAAGCAGGAAAAGAACAGGCTCATTCCTATGTTAGATTTCTTGCAGGGTTTAATGTTCAAATTGAAAGAATAAATGGTAGTAAGATTAATAGAGCAGAACCATTTGCAGCACAATGGCAACAAGGAAATATTTTTTTGTTGCGAGGAGATTGGAATAAAATGTATTTAAATGAACTATGTGCATTTCCTGAAGGTGTTCATGATGATTTAGTTGACGCTAGTTCAGACGCATTTAATTATTTAACTAAAGTTAGAAATCTTAGTGTATTTTAAGGTAGGTGATAAAAATAAAAAGGCTAGATAGCATGATTAATATAGTAAATGGAGTTGGAACGATACGTTATGACCCTAGTAGATATACTGGCATTATAAGAAAAATGTTTATAACTTATAATATGTCGGAAAATTTGTTTATAGAAAATGGCATATTTAGAAAGATAATTACAGCCCCAGCAGATGAGGCACTTAGAGCAGGATTTTGTATAAAGACTTCTGATGATATAGATGTATCAGAAGCTGAAAGCAAAATCCTTTCTTTATATGAAGATTTAGCTTGTGAAGAAAAATTCGCAACTGCTTTATATTGGCATAGATGTTATGGTGGTGCAGTTATTTTTCCAGTATTTAAAGATTTATCTGAAGATCTGACAAAACCACTAGATGAAAATAATATTTATGGAATTGAAGAAATACGAGTTTACTCCGCAAAAGAAGTTATTCCATTAAAACAGAATGAAGATTTTAATAGTACTAATTATAAAAAGACTGAAACCTATTTGATAAGTGATGAAGCAACAGGAGCTTACTTTGAAATACATTATTCTAGATTAATTATATTTAATGGATTAACTGTACCTAACATTTTGAGAAATGAACGTAATGGTTGGGGCGGTATGGTATTAGAAAATATCTATGATACTTTAATTCTAAAGTATGACTTAGGTAATAAATTTGCTATTGATATTATGGAACGTATGGCACAAGGCATTTTAAAAATAGCTGGATTACTAAATAAGTTATCTATAGAGGGTGGAGAAGATGAAGTACGAACTTATTTACAAAATATAGATATGGTCAGAAATATCTTAAACACCTTAGCTATAGATAAAGATGATGATTATGATATAAAAAGCATTAGTTTAAGTGGAGTAAAAGATATTTTAGATAAAACGCAAACTATGTTATCTGCTGTAAGTGAAATACCTGTAACGATTTTGTTTGGTCGTTCTCCAGGTGGTCAAAATGCTACAGGAGATAGTGATTTTGAACAATATTATTCTATGGTTCAAAAATTACAACGTAGAGATTTAAAACCTCAACTTAGTAAATTTATATATTTTTTATCTAAATGCAAAGACTATCAAATAAAGTTACCGGATACTTGGTCTTTAAAATTTAATCCATTATCAATTCCAACAGAAAAAGAGCAAGCTGAAACAGATAAAATGAAAGCTGAAACAAAAGAAAAAAATATTTCTGCATTAACTTCACTTGTTAATATAGGTGGTTTAGATAATGTTGAGTTGCGAAATTATTTAGAAGAACAAGGTTTTAAATTGGACCGAACACTAGATAATGTAGGACGTGATGTTATTGAATAAAAGGCAATATGAATGTAGATATCCGTATCAATACGAAAGAGAATATAAAAAGCAACTGGTTAATTTAGTAAAAATATTAAAAAAATCTGTTGTATTAGAGCTTGATAATATTAAAACATTTATAAATCAAAATCGTTTAGATGGTTTGAGCGATACATTTAACGATGTGATGGATAAAATAAAACAAAATTATTATGTTTTAATAGCAAAAGATTTTATAACTAGAAAAATAGAACAGATGTTTTTAAATATAAGTAGGTTTACTAAAAATGAATTAGATAAATCGTTTAAATCTAAAATAGGTGTAGATATTTTTACAGGAGAACCTAATTTACAAGAATTGATGAATTTATGGGTTGATGACAATGTAAATTTAATAACTTCGGTTGAAACACAATTTTTTGATAAAGTAAAGCAAATAATATTAGAAGCTATACAAAATGGTATGTTAACAAAAAATTTAGCTAATAGCATAAAAAAGATAACTGGAACAACAGAAAAGCGAGCAATATTAATAGCTGTTGACCAAATAGGGAAATTAAATGGTCAAATCACTAGAATGCGACAAGTTAAAGCTGGTATAAAAGAATATATTTGGCGTACTGCTGGAGATAGTAGAGTTAGACCAATGCATAAAGCTAGAAATGGGAAAAAATATAGATGGGATAAGCCACCTATAGATGGACATCCAGGAATGGCTATTCGCTGTCGTTGTGTGGCTATTCCAGTTATAGATTTAAATAATATAAATGGTGTTGCTATTACTTAGGAAGGAGGTGAAAATATGCAAAGATATGATAGATTTACTTTTAAAGCTACAAAAACAGATGAAGGATTTATTATTGACAAACCAATAATCGGCAGAACAGGTATTCTTCGCTATCAGAATGCAGATGGTTCAGAAAGAATTGAATATAGACCACCTGAGGAAGCTTTTAATGCTGATAGTTTAGCTAGTATTAAAGGAAAGCCTATAACACTAGGTCATGTGGCTATGGTTAATAATAAGAATTCAAAAAGTATACCGATTTTAGGTACTGTAATTTCTGGTGGTGAACAAGATGGAGATAATATTAGAGCAGATATTACTTTATATAATTTAGATACACCACATAGAGAATTATCTTGTGGTTATACATTAGACTTGGATGAAACACCAGGTATTACGCCTGATGGTAAACATTATGACGCAATACAAAGAAATATTAGGTACAATCATCTTGCAGTTGTGCAAAAAGGTAGAGCAGGCAATGCTCGTCTTAATATGGATGGTGACCAAATAATTGAAAGTGAGGATAAAAAACATATGGCAAAAGTTAGACTTGATAATGGCTTAGAATATGAATGTGCAGAAGAAGTAAAAATTGAACTTGAAACATTGAAAGCAAATAAGACAAAGGAAAAAGCTAATTTTGACGCATTGCAAGGAAAATATGACGCAATGAAAGTAAAAGTTGATAAATTAGAAAAAGATTTAGCAGATGAAAAAGCTAATAAAAGTGTTAACTTTGATGAAGCAGTAAAAGAACGTGTTAAAATGCTTGACATTGCTAAGCAATATAATTTAGATAAAATTGATACCTTAAGTAATAAAGATATTAAAATAGCTGTAATAAAAAAAGTTAATGGAGATTTTAATATTGATAATAAAAGTGAAGAATATATTGATGGTATGTTTGATGTATGTAGTGAACAGCAAATTAATATAGATAGTGCAAGTGCTTCTAAAAGAAGAATTATTAATGGAGATAATGATAATAAAATGAATTTTGATGATTTTGATTACATTAAGAAAATGGAAGAATTAAAACAAGCAGAAGCAAATGCATATAAAGGAGAACAATAAAATGAGTTGGTACAGTAGAGAACTAGATAAAGGTTTTGCAGGTATGATAGCTAATACTGCTATTAGAAATTGTGATAGCTATGCTGTTGAAGAAGAAAAAGGATTAAATCCTGGAGACGCTGTAGTTTTAGGTACAACTGAAAACTTAGTAAAAAAAGTAGATAGTGGTTCTGAAAGTAAAGTTATTGGAGTAGTTGTTCATAATCATAAAGAACCATCTAATCCTTATTATGAAAAAGGTGATAGTGTAGCAATTATGTCTACGGGTGATATTTATGTTGAAGTTGGTGAAGCTGTTACCGCAGGTGATGTTGCTTGTATTATGGCAAGTAGTTATAAATGGGGAAAGACAGGAACAGTTACTAATGCTAAATATTTAAAAGGTGCTGAAAGTGGCGGATTAGCTATATTACGTTTAAGTAATATTAATAGTACTTTTTCTCAACAAGGTGAAAAAGGTGATACTGGAGAACAAGGTCCACAAGGTGAAAAAGGAGATACTGGTGCGAAGATTACATCTATGGAATTAAATATTAATAATACAACAATTACAGGTACAGCTCATCTTGATGATGAAAGTACAGCCTCTATTACAGGAACTAATACAATAGGATAAGGAGATAAATTATGAATAGTAGAGATTATATTTTAAATGTAGAGAGATTAGATTCAGATGTAATAGCACACGCTATACCAAATTTTGATGCTAATTATTCAGCTATTGCAGCTAGAATGCTTACACAAGTTAGAGCTAAAACTTTAGAAGTAACACATGGAAAATTGAATGCATTTACAGTATTTCCAGTGCAAACAGAAGTTAGTGCAGGTGCAACTACAGCATTACAACGTACTTATGATATGGTTGGTATGGCTAAAATAGTTGCTAATCCAGCAGATGATTTACCACTTGCTGATATATTTGTAGAAGAAACTAGCGTTAAAGTAAAACAATTAGGAATAGCATATCAGTATTCTGTTAGAGATTTACAACATGCAGTATTTTCTAATACTCCACTTAGCACAATGAAAGCAAGTGCAGCTAGAAAAGCAAATGATGTAAAAATTAATAAAATTGCATGGTTTGGAGATAAAGATAATGGTATCAATGGATTTTTAGATAATCCTAATTTATCTGAATACACATTAAAAAATGATGGCGAAGCCTCAGGAACAGCATTAAGTTCAAAAACAGCAGAAAAACAATTTCGAGATATGAATGAGTTTATTAATACAATTCAAGATAATACAGATGATACAGAACAACCTAATACAGTATTGCTGCCACCAAGTGCATATACTACATTGTCTAGTACTCTTTATACTACAGCAGACGGACAAACTACAAAAACTGTATTAGCAATGCTTAAAGAAAATCATCCGGAAATTAAACGTTGGGAAAAAATTGGAGAATTAAAGAACGCTGATAGTACAGGGGCAAAAGATATTATGATTGTGGGTTATTTTGACCCAGACTATATACGTTTGGAAATACCAAATAGATTTGAACAAATGCCAATACAAGCTAAAAATTTAGCTTTTACAGTACCATGTCATTCCGAAGTTATTGGTGTTACTGTATTTAGACCATATTGTTTTACTAAAGCGGTAGGAGTGTAAGATTATGTATTTGCAAAACACAGAAGCTAGAATTTTAAATATCGGTGAATTAAAATTAAAACCAGGATATCCTATAAAAATTGAAAAGGTACAGCTAGAAAAACTAAAAAAAAATTATCCTGAAATGGTAAATAAAATCGCAAATGGGAAAATTTTAATCTTGGATGAAAAAAAATCTCTCGAACAATCAAAAAGAATTAATGAATTGGCTGAAAAAAAAATAAAGGAAGCCACTAAAAATGATGAGTGAGGAATTAATAAATAAAGTAATAAATAAAATACGAGTAATTGCTCCTAAAATAGATATAGATGATGAACAAATAAAAGAATATATTGAACTATATTCAGATTTCGTATCTGAAAAATATTTTGGCAAGTTCTATGAGAAAGCACTTGCTTTTTTTATTGCACATTATATTACTTTAGATAATATAGCTAATAATGAGAATGGAGCCTTAGATAGTTCTATTATTGCAGGTAAAGTAATAAGTGAAAAAGAAGGAGATTTATCTAGAACATATGCTCAAAATAATATGGAAAATGAAAGTATTTTAAATAAAACCTATTATGGTATTAGATATTTAGATTTACAAAAAATGTGTAAACCTCTAGGGATTATGAGGAAAAAACCATGAATGTAAAAGATATTGATTTAGGTTGGGAAAAGATTATAAAAAATATGAAAACACTTGATAAAAAAGTATTAAAAGTGGGTATTCAAGAAGGTGATATGAGTGCTGATGGGAAAAATACAATGGCATATATTGGCAGTATTCATGAATATGGAGCAGAACATATACCACAACGCTCATTTATTCGTAGCACATTAGACGATAACTCATCTCAAATAGCTAATTTATCAGGACAGTTAGGGGCAAAAATAATTGAAGGTAAGCAAACTCCAGAACAAGCATTAAATTTAATTGGTTTAAAAGTTGCTGGCATGATACAAGAAAAAATTACAGATGGAAATTTTACACCTCTTTCACCTGCTACTGTACGAGCTAAAGGTGATAATAAGCCATTAATTGATACTGGACGCATGAGAGCAAGTATTAAACATAAATTGGAGTGATTATGTGTCGTTTAGAAGGTCTGTGGTTATTTTAAGAAAAGAAGGGTACTATGATGACAGTGGTAAATATATTACAAATGATAGTAATACATTAAAAATACTGGCTACAGTACAGCCTATATCTTTAGATGAATATACTAAAATATTTCCTGAAGGAACTAATACAAATAATGCTGTAAAAATTTATACAAATACTAAGTTATTAACAGATAAAAGCACGTCAGAACAAAATGCTGACGTGCTTTTATATATGGGAGAAAAATATAAGATTATTGCTTGTCATGCTTATCAGAATGGTTTAATAAATCATTATAAAGCTTATGCACAGGAGATAACAGATGAATGATGAACAGAATTTATTATTTCACGATTTAGTGGCAGAATTGTTGGATTTACAAAAAAATAAAGTGATTTATGCTTATCAGAATGCACCTAAACCCAAAGATACTTTTGCTTATATAAGATATGCTTCTATAAAAGATGAGGTACAATCTAGTTTTGAACGTACTAATCAGCCAGGAGTTAATAATATAATTGGACATAAATTATTAACATGTGAGATACAAGTATTTGCTGATAATAACAGAAATGCATGTACTATGTTATATAAACTGATTGATAAATTAAATAAACAATCAGTTATAAATAGGTTATTTAAAGCTAATATAGCTATTGTTGACTATAATTCAGTTCAGGATGTATCTGCCTTATTGAATAATACACACTTTACTACTAGAGCAAGTGTAGACATAATAATAAGATTTACTCCTACTTATTTAGATGATGTAGGATATATTGCAAATGTTAAAATTACAGGTAATACAGGTAAAGAATTACCAATAGAAATAATAACGGAGGAAATATAATGGCTAATTTAGATAGAATTGTTAATGTGCAAATTAGTCTTAATACTACAGGAATAAGTAAAGAAGGATTTAGTACATTATTGATTGTTGGAGAGCATTTAAATACATTAAGCCGTGTAACTACTTATACAAATGTAGATAGTATGCTTGAAGATGGTTTTAAGGCAACAGATAAATTATATTTGGCAGCAGCAGACGCTTTTTCACAAATACCACGACCTAATATTGTAAAAATAGGACGTAGACAAGTAGATGAAATCAATATTTCTGTATCTGATGTAAAAGATAATACAAAATATAAAATTACATTAGAAACTAAAAAAGGAAAACAAGATTATGAGTATTCTAGTTCAAGTGAAGCTAGTGCGACAACTATTATAGAAGGTTTGCAAACTTTAATGAATGCTCATGAAGAAATTACAGTTACAGCTGAATCAGAAAAATTAAAATTAGAAACTAAAGAGAAAGGAACAGCCTTTACAGTAAGTTTATCCTCTAATTTATCATGTGAACCAATACTTGCAACTGAAACCTTATCGGAGACAATGGCAGCTATAGTAGCTAGTGATAATGATTTTTATGGAATTGCTTTAGTTAGCAGAGAAAAATCAGATATTTTGGCTTTGGCACAATGGACCGAAACACATACTAAGTTATTTGGCTGTGTTGTTAATGAAAAAGAGGCTACGGATAGTGAAATAGATACAGATATTGGTAGTTTATTAAAGAGTAATAATTATTACAGAACATTTTGGTTATATCACACAAATGATGATGATTTTCCAGAATGTGCATTATTTGCTAGATGTTTTGCTATTAATCCTGGTGGTGAAACATGGGCGAATAAAAAATTAGCAGGTGTAATAGCAGATAATTTAACAGAAACAGAGTATCTTGCTATCACTAATAAAAATGGCAATACTTTTGAAAATTTTAGAAATGTAGCAATTACTCAAAATGGGAAAACATCTGCTGGCGAATGGATTGATGTAATACGTTTTAGAGATTGGTTACAAGAAGAAATAATGGTAAATGTTTTTAATGTGCTTATTAATAGAGATAAAATTCCATTTACAGATGGTGGTATAGGAATAATTGAAGCACAAATTAATTCAGCTTTAAAATTAGGTCAGCAACGAGGAGGTATAACTCCAGATGAATATGACGAAGATGGAAATATAAATAAAGGGTATGTTATAAATGTACCATTAGCATCTAATATTTCTGCTAATACTAAGGCACAAAGATTATTAGAAGATGTAACATTTACTGCACGTTTAGCTGGTGCTATACATGCTATAAATATAAGCGGTAGTCTTACGTATGAAAATTTAATTGAAAAAACTAATCAATAAGAGGTGAAATAAATTGAGTGATGGAGTAGTAACATATAATCCTAAAATGCTTGTAATAGTATATGGTTCAAGAGAAGTTGACGGATTTGCAGAAGATGATATGGTAACAATTAAACCTTTAGGAGAAGGAACACAAATTTACAGCGGTGCTGATGGCAGTGTTGGACGTAGTATGGACCCAAATCAAACATATGAAGTAACCATTGCATTGGCTACAACATCTAAGACAAATGATTATTTTAGTAACGTTTATAATTTGGATCGTTCTACAGGCAGAGGTATATTACCATTAACTATTAAAGATTTGTCAGGAACAACAGTATTTCAAGCCAATCAAGCATGGATTACAAATTTTCCTGAACATAAAAGAGGTAGAAAAATTGAAGCTCAAGAATGGGTATTTCATACAGGACAAGTTGCAAACCCAATGATTGGAGGTAATGATTGATAATGTGGACTGGTGGTAAATTTACAGAAGTTAAAATTGGTGATGATGTATTTACAGTAAGACAGTTTCCACCATTTTATGCTATTAGGGTATTAGGTGAGTTACAAAAAATTATTACTCCTGCATTAGGTGGCGTCTTGAAAGGTATTTCCGAAAATAATGGGGATATGGATACTGAAAATTTAGGAGATATGTTACAAATTATAAGTAATGGATTAGAAAAATTAGCTTATACAATAGACGGTGATAAATTAGAATTAGCATTAAAATTATTATTAGATGAAAAATATGTAGCAGTAAAAATTGAACAATCTAATGGGAAAAAAGATTTTATTCGTCTTGATGAAGGAGCTATTAATGAAGTTTTTGAAGGTCGAATTATTGATATGATTGTTTTAGCAATAAAAGTTTTTAAGGTAAATTATTTGGATTTTTCGCAGCTCTCCAGCGTTCCGATTGGTGTCCAAAAAACGTTGGCAGAGATAAAACTCCCATCATTCCTGGCACAACAAGTGAATATTTCGGAAATGTAATTTTTATTTATAGAGCAATAGATAGTGGAATGGTTAATTTCTTAGATGTAAAGTATGGCAAAATAAGTCTTGCTGAAATCGTTGAAATTAACCATTTTTTAGATATGAAGTCAGATATTGAATATGCTAATATGCCATCATTAAAGAAAGGAGGTAAACAATATGGTAGTTCGAGAATTAATAGCTAAGATAGCTTATGAATTAGATAAAAATAGTGTAAATAAAGCAGATAATAGTATAAATAAAACAAAATCTAAATTATCGAAAATAGCTAATGTAGGTAGTAATGCGTGGAATAAAATTTCTAATAGTGCAAATAAGACCAGAATAAGTATTAATGGAATAGGAAAAGAAGCCATTTATACATCAGAACAACTTAGAAGAATGGGAGCATATCAAGATAAGTTGGGGCGTTGGCATGGTTCTAATGGTAAATATTTAAAAATAAATGCAGATACAACTCAAGCAAGAGCTAATATTTTAAGTCTACAAGGTAGTATGCATTCTTTGATAAATGGAGCAAGAATGCTTGGACAAGCAATTATAGCTGCTTTTGCGATAGACCGAATAATAGCTTTTACACAAGCAATACAAAAATCTGCTGATGAGATGATGAATTTAGATGGTAGACTTAGAACCATTACTTCTACAGATGAAGAAAGATTTAATATTGAAGATAGATTATATGTGTTATCACAGCAAAATAGGCAAGGCATGAAAGAAATGGGAAATTTGTATTTTAAAATTGCTAATGGCACTAAAAAATATGGATTTAATACAGAAGATTTTATGCGTGCTACAGATATTGTATCTAAATCTTTAACTATTGGTGGAGCAAGTACAGCGGAAGCACAATCTACAATATTACAATTAGGACAAGCGCTAGGTAGTGGCTTTCTAATGGGAGATGAATTGAATTCTTTGAATGAAAATGCTCAACCGCTAATGCAAAAAATTGCTGAATACTTTGGTAAAGATATTGGAGAATTAAAAGAAATGGGGTCAGAGCGTGAACTAAAATCTGAAGATATAATGCGAGCTATCTTATCTGCTGGTGCAAAAATGGATGAAGAATTTTCTAAAATGCCTACGACTATTGGTCAGTCTTTGCAACAAATAGAAAATCTTTGGAATAGATTTACACAGCGATTAGAACGTGGAACAGGTGTATTTAGTTTTATTGCTAAATCTATGTCTAATAATGTTATGTATATTTCTAACATTGTAAATGATTTGTTTACCTTAATGGATGATTATGATGGAAGTCAGGAATGGTTAGATAGATTTCAAGATAGCTATCCTATCTTATTTACACTATATGAAGGATTTTCTTCTTTAAAAGATATAGTAATGGATATCGTAGAAGCTTTTAAACCATTCACTAATGAATTAAATAATTTTGATATATATGATATATTTTTTGGAATTAAAAATGCTTTACAAGAAATATTTAGTGGACTATTGCCAACAATAGAGCCATTTTTGCAGGCAATAGCAAGATTAGCTTCAGATATATTACCATTACTAAAAAATAGTTTTATAACTATTGCACCACTTATTGCAACAGGATTTGCTATTATAGCTAGTATATTGGGGTCTATAATAGAAATTTTTACTTCAATAATAAATTTTATAGCAGATCTTATAGAAGAAAATCAGGAATTTGCTCAATTACTTGTTAATATTGGAGTAATAATTCTAACATATATTTATGGTGGTTTTATTGCAGTAGCTGGTGCTATTGGATTTGTTATTCAGGCTATTCAATGGTGTTATGAACAATTAATTATTCTTAAGAACATAATTATAGAAAGTTTATATAATGCTTTTATATATGCTTTACAAGCAGTTTCATTATTTTTCTCAAGCATAGCCCAGTTTTTTGGTAATTTCATTGCAGAAACATTTATAGCAGTTGGACAATTTATTTCAGCTTTTGGAAATGCAATAAATTCAGTTAGAAATTTCTTTAGTGGTTTAGGCTCTTTTGCAATAAGTATATTGCAGCAGATAGCAAATGCTATTCAAAATTGGGTATTAGATAAAATTGAATGGGCTAGTAGTAAATTAAATAGTTTGCAAAGTTTTGCAGATACTGTTTTAGATGGTATAGGTAATGCTGTATCTTCTGCTAGTTATGAATACACAATGAATAATAACTTTAATGTTAAAAATTCTGATGAGGCAGTTAGTGTGGTAAGTGGATTAGATTTCCCAACATTATATCCAGGCTATTAATGAGGTTTTGTTATGTATATCGGAAAAATACCAGGTATATTGCCTGAAAAAAAGAATAAACAACAAACATATCCTGCACTTATGCCTAAATTAACAGAACCTGCTAAAATAGGAGATTTATCTGTAGATGTACTTTTAGAAACAGAAACTAATTTTAATAGTGAGGTAACAGAGAACCCTGTCGAAGATGGTTCTATAATTGCTGACCATGTACAAAGAAAACCAATGTCTTTAAAAATGCAGGTAGTATTTACGCCTACTCCAATTAGTTTTGGTACTGTTGATAATAATAGGTTACAAAATGTAGCAAATTCTTTAATGAAAATATATTTAAATCGAGAACCGATAACTATAAAAACTGTAGATTCTATTTATAATAATATGGTAATGGTACGAGCACCATTACCAAAAACAGTAAAAAATGGTATTTGTTATAAAATGGAACTTGAATTTAAATATGTACAAATTGTTACACAAAGAACAGAAGATATTCCTGAAGAATACGCTAATAATGACGCTCAAGGCAAAGCAGGTACTACTGAAAAAGATGGGGGTACAGCAACACAAAGTAATTTAGGTACAGGTATGACAACAATTCAAAATACATCTACAGTAAAAGTAAATACTATACAAGCTGATTATAGTGTTGCTGGAGAAATTCAAACAGGTTTAGAAGTAAGTGTTAATACAGCAATTAATACAATAATTTCATCATTATTATAGAAGGAGTGATATAGTGGTAAGTATTTCTGTTACAGATAGTAATGATTTTGTGGAGACAGTTACTTTAGATGATAAAGTATACAAATTACATTTTGCATATAATAGTAACAGTAAAGATTGGACTATAGATATTAGAGATAGTAATAATGTTGATATAGTAAGAAGTATAAAAATTGTTCCTAATTTTCCTTTATTAGCACAATATAAACGACATGACTTGCCAAAAGGTGAATTAATAGCTGTAGTAAATAATAATAAACAAGTGATAACTAGAAAAGATTTTATTAATAATAGTGCAATATTGATTTATATACCTAAGGAGGAACTAAATGAGCTTTTGGAAACGGCAGTATAAAGTTATTTTTCCTGAGATAGGTTATGAATTTGCTAATACCTTAAGAGTTAAGTTTACTGTAGAAAAAGACTTAACCAAACAAACGAATAAAAGTAGTTTAGAAATTTATAATTTAAGTGATACAACAAGAAAAGCTATTGAAAAGCCTGATATAAAATGTGAGATATTAGCAGGTTATGAAGGCAATGGTGGAGTAACAAAATTATTTATAGGAAATGTAATACAAGCATATTCTAAGATTAATGGATTAGATATAATTACAAAATTTGATTTAAGTGATGGGCAGGTTGCCATTAGAGATAGCATTATGAGCATATCTTTTCCGCCTAATACACCTGGTGATACTATAATAAATGCTATTGCTAGAAATATGGGATTATCTATAGTATTTGGAGAAGGTGCGACTTTTGGTACTTTTAAAAATGGATATTCTTTCATTGGTAAAGGTGCTGAAGCATTAAGTGAAATATGTTATGGTAGTGGCTGTACATGGTCAATACAAAATAATATTTTACAAATAATTTTAGATGGTGGAATAGTTGCTAATAGAGGAATTGTTTTTTCAGCGGATAGTGGACTAATTGGAAGCCCTGAAAGAATTGTAAAATCTAATTATAAAACTGATAAAGAAACACCAAAACGCAAAAGAAAAAGAAAAGAGAATAAGGACCGTGCAGAAAAACAAGCAGGTTGGAAGATAAAAACTTTATTATCACCATCAATAAATCCTGGAGATGCTGTAAAAGTTGAAAGTAAATTTATAACAGGTTGGTTTAGAGTAGAGGCTATTCGTCATACTGGTGATATTAGTTCTAATGAATGGTATAGTGAAATTGATTTGATTGAAAGGTTGACTTATATATGAGCCAAACATCAAATGAAATTCGTAATGTAGTAGATAATTGGGTAGATGAGAAAATAAGTAATATACATACTGCGTTAAATGGAAAAATAATTTCATATGACGCTAGTATAAATAGAGCTATTGTGCAACCTAGTGGAACTTATAAAACAGAAGATTATCGAGAGTTTGCATATCCTATTATTTATAATGTTCCGGTAGTATTTCCTACAGGAATGGGAGGTAATTCAGGAGTTACATTTCCTATATCTTCTGGTGATGGCTGTTTAATAATTTTTGCGGAAAAACAACTGGATGATTTTGTAAATAATAGCAATACTTCTGATGATTTGAGAAAACATTCGTTAAATGACGCAATTTGTATACCTGGATTATATACAAATGCAACAAAAAGTAATATTAAACATGCAAATAGTGTGTGTTTATTTAATGGTTCGGCTATGATTCAGATAACTGAAAATGGTTTTAGTGGTATATTGAATGGTACTGATTTTAAATTTGCTGATGGCGATTTAGTAGTAAATGGTATAAGTCTTCTCCATCATACACATGGAAATGTTGAAAATGGTGGTGGTAGTACAGGAGAGGCACAATAAAAGAAGGTGATTTATTGGCTTATGATATAGCTTTAAATACAGCTAATAATGATTTAGTAATAAAAAATAATGATTTAATATTAATAGATAACGCAGAGCGAATAGCCCAACAAGTGCTAATTACTCTGCGTTTTTGGTTGAATGAATGGTTTTTAGATACTAGACAAGGAATACCTTATTTAGAATATATTTTAGTTAAAAATCCAAATAAAAATCACATAAAGCAAATTTTTTCTGAAAAGATAATGAATATTGAAGGTGTAAAGGAAATATCATCTATGAATTTAGATTTCTCAATGATACGGAGAGAATTATCTATAAACTATGAAATAAATACAAAATATGGATTAATAACAAATGAGGTGATATTGGGATATGGTAACAACAGTTGAATATGGGTTGACAAAAGAAGGTTTTAAACGAAAAAGATTACCAGAAATAATTGATAGTTTAAATAAACGTGTTGCAGATAAATTAGGAATAGCTATTCAAACAGATAGTAATTCTATATTTGGTCAAATTCATGGGATTTATGCATTTGAACTAGCGGATTTATGGGAACTGGCTGAAAATGTTTATTTTGCTATGTATCCACATACAGCAACTGGTATATCATTATCAAATGCAGCAGCTTTAAGTGCTATTAGACCTATACAAGCTGAACAAACTATTATAATTTGCGAATGTACAGGTCTGAATAATACTAGGCTTCCTGTTAATTTACAAATTCAAGATGAAAATACTAATACTTATACAATAAAAGAAGAAAGTAAAATATCTTCAGATAATGCTAGTAAAATTGAATTAACTATAGATAATGTAGAAAATGATAAAACATATTTTATAACAATAGATGGAGAACAAAAATCTTATACTGCAAAAATATCTGATAATGTATCAAATGTTTTAACAAATATATATAATCAATTTTCTAAAGAAAATTTAAATTTTAATTTAAGTAATGATTTGCTTACTATTAGTAGTAATGACAAAACTAAGATATTCAGTATTAATACTAATTTAATAATAAAAAATGTAAGTAGTCCTATTTATTTTGTGTCAGATATATATGGAAGTATAAATCCTACATTAGGTAGTGTAAAAAATATAAATACATTTATTACAGGTTGGAATAGCGTAAGTAATATAAAAAATATAGTTGGAAGGGACGCAGAAACGGATGTAGAACTTAGGCAACGTTGGTCATCTTCGGTGTATAGTAAAGCTTCTGTAATGTTGGAGGCAATACAAGCTAATATATATAGTAATGTAGCTGGAGTAACTGCTTGCTTGGCATATGAAAATGATAGTGATACGGTAGATAGTGAAAATAGACCACCACATAGTATAGAAATAATTGTTGAAGGTGGCAGTGAAGATGACATTGCAAAAGAAATATATAATTATAAAGCTCCAGGAATAAATACTTTTGGTGATATAGAAAAAACAGTATTGGATAATCAAGGGATTAGTCATCTTATACGTTTTAATAGACCTAAGCAAGTTAAGATATGGCTTAAAATTACTATTACCAAAAATACTGAACAAACATGGGGAGAAAATACTCCAAATGAAATTAAAGAAATTATTTTACAAGAAGCAAGTAAAATAAATATTGGAGAAGATATTATATTACAAAAATTTATAGGTGCTATTTATAATAATATTAATGCTATAGCATATATAGATATAAAAGCTACTACAGGAGAAACACCTAAGGAATATAACAATAATAATATTGTGATTTCTGCTCATGAGAATGCAACATTTGACATCTCTCAAATAGAGGTGATTATAAATGAATAGATATGAAAGTATGATGAACCATTTGCTTGTACAATTTTCTAATACGAAAGTTTTACAAGCAATTTTTTGTGCAATTTCAGATGAATTACAGTTATTAGATGATACTTTTAATAATTTAAAAGAAAAGCGATGGATAGATACAGGTGAAGGTGCACAGTTAGATGGTATAGGAGAAATTGTGGACCGAAACAGGTTAATAAATAATGCTATTACTATAAATTTTTTTGGATTTGAAAATCAAATTAATACTACTGGTTTTAATCAAGCTCGTTTTAGAGAATATAGCGAACCTTATTTATCCAGTACATCTTTGTCTGATGAAGAATATAGATTAATTCTTTGGGCTAAAGTTAATAAAAATAATTCTTTATGTTATATGAATGACACTATAAAATCTATACAGTTTATTTTTAAAACGGACATTGCTATAGTACAAGACATTTATAATGCAAAATTTATTGTTGGCATTGGTAGAAAACTAACAAAAAATGAAATTCTATTTGCAAATGCTTTAGATTTAATAGTTAGACCTGCTGGAGTTAGTTGTCAAAGTATGACACACTTTGATAAAGATAATGTTTTTGGATTTTATAATCAAAAATTTGCTAAAGGATTTGGTCAAGCTCCATTGTCTGAAATATTTAGTAATAACTTAATTAAGAAAGGATATGTAGTATGAGTGAATTGGATTTTCAAAAAATATTTGCTTCTGGGGCAAGTTCTCAAATTGATTGGACAGATGATAATTATTTAAAAGGTTGGGGATATTTAGGGAATGTTCCACCATCATATCAATCGTTTGATTCTCTTCAAAGATTAAACGATTTAAAATTTAAATATTTATATGATGAGTTTATGGGAATAGAAACAAACACAGAAGAATTAATTAGTAATCATAATGAGAATAGTGAAGCACATAAGACATTATTTGATAAGAAATTAGATAAGAATGGTGGAACAGTTACAGGAAATTTAAATGCTAGTGGTTATAATATTACCGCTACTAAATTTATAGGTAATCTTCAAGGTAAAGCCGATAGTGCAGCTAATGCGGATTTAGCAGCAAAAGCTACTACAGCAGAAAATGCTAATAATGCTAATAATTCAAGTGTTGCTAATAAATTAGGAACTTCTACAGTGGGAAGTGCTACCAAGCCAGTATATATAAATAATGGTGTTGCAAGTGCTGTTAGTGTAGATTTATCTACACTAGCACCAAAAGCAAGCCCTGGATTAACAGGAACACCAACAGCTCCAACTGCTAATGTAGATACGAATAATACACAAATTGCTACTTGTGGATTTGTTAGAAATGCTATAGCAAAATTTGCTCCAATGCTAGATACAATGAAAAAAATATATCCAGTTGGAAGTATTTACATGTCTACTGTATCTACTAATCCAGCTACATTATTTGGCTTTGGTACATGGGAAGCAATGCCAGCAGGTCGTGTGTTATTAGCACAAGGTAAATCTTCTTGGGGAACAACCTATAATGCAGGAAGTACTGGTGGGGAGGCAACTCATCAACTCACTGTGGGAGAATTACCT